AAAGTTCTGAAAATAATTTTGAGAAACTGAATTATCATTTGGGCGTACATAAATAGTTCCTGTTCCTGTTAGAGAACCAGTTCCTACTACATAAAGATGTGTGTATGCGCCAAGTGAAGTAAAACTTATTACCGCAGAACTGCCTGTACCGTTTTGAGTTCCTATTAGTTTCATATTAGCCCTTTATTCCATAAAGCCACGCTTGGCAGTTTGCCGCCCATACATAACTAGATGCTTCTGTGAACATAGAGATTTTTGTAATAGCCGATGTGTTATTCCAAAATACAGAAAAATGATCCGCGTGAGCATCATTACTTGTAGAACTTACTGCTCTAACTCCGCATAACTTTTTATAGGAAGTATTCGCATAGTCATAAATATCTATGACATTTACGCCAAACATGCTTTGTGCGCTTCGTGTGCCTAGACCAAAACTGTTATTTGCCGCTTCACGAAATGATGAACCATTGCCTCCAATAGTGTTAAGAAACTGCATTCCGCCATTGTAGTAATTCCCACTTGTTGTGTCGTTGTTGAAAGCGACTTTACAACGCGTAGTTCCAGTTCCGTCTGTATCTTTCAGCATAGTGAGCAAACGCAGATGCTTGTATGTAGTGGGTATCGAGGTAAATTCAAGGTTTGCTTGTGTAGATGTATTAGTTTGATAACTAATCAAAACCATGTCATCCGCATTAGCTAGAAAACTAGAAGCGATAGTTCCGAGAATAGGCATTAGGCGATATCTCCCACTACATACCAAAGATCAGTTCCGGCTTTGATGAGTGTTGCTGAGGAGTATTGCACTCGCAGTTTAGGTGCGGTGGCTGTAGCTCCTGTGCTAGATACTGTAGTAGTACCTGATGTGACCGCCTGGATAGTGACTTGACCTGCACCGATTTGGATGATGTTGATCTGAGTGCCGATTGGATATGCCACAGATGCATTTGTCGGGATTGAATATGTCTGTGCAGATGCGTTAGATGCTGTGACAAGTTTGTCTTTGTCAGCTAACACGAAGGTATAGGTAGTACCTGTCTGTGCGTTGAAGGCTAGCGTAGATGATGCAAACTCTTTGGTAGATGATCCATCTCCAACGACAATTTTGTCGTTTGTGCCATCCCATGCAATGCGACCCTCTGCGCTATTTGTAGTAGTTGAGAGAGTCAGGGTAGGTGTGGTGAGTGTTTTGTTAGTCAAAGTCTGTGCTGTAGATACATCCACAGTCGTAGCAGTATCGATTGCGATAGTGCCTGATGTGCTGATAGTGCCACCGGATAGACCTGTGCCAGCCGTGATAGATGTGACTGTACCTGCACCCTGATAGCTCAGAGATGTCCAGGCAGTCGATCCTGTACCTATCTTGAACTTGCCTGTGTCTGACTCATATCCAAACTCGCCGGAGGCAAGTGTCGGATTGGCCGATGTCCATTGTGAGGCTGTACCCCTTCGGATTTGTATCTGTGTGACGACTGCCATTAGGGAGTACCTCCAGTGACGACTTGTGTAGCGGTGGTATCGGGAAACCCTCCGCTATATGGAGCTATGCTATCAAAAGAGCCACCATCCATATCGGTGAGTAGTGTGGCTGTTGATACTGCAGCCCATTGAGAGCCATCCCATACCATCAGACCTGTAGATGTGTTGAAGTAGAGATCACCTGTGCGAAGCGTAGGAGTTGATATTGCTGTCGCGCTCGCAGGGACATTTGTAGGTGTTAGAGCTAGGCGACTCATGAGATATCACCCATGATGAGCCAGTTATCTGTAGATGTTTGTACTGCAGTCAGGGTGCTGTACTGCGCTCTAGCCTTCGGAGATGCGGCTGTAGCACCTGTAGATACAACAGTCACACCTGAGCCACCGGATACTGTCACCTGTCCAGCACCTAGTTGAGCCATGTTGATCTGCGCTCCGACAGGATATGCCACAGAGCTGTTCGGTGGGATAGTCACAGCGATAGCAGCAGCGTTGGTCAGCGTGGTCAGTTTCCCGTTGTCAGCTAGGACAGTTGTATAGGTCGTTCCTGTCTGAGCGTTGATGCCTAGATTTATGAGTGGGGATGTCAATGTTTTATTGGTCAGAGTCTCAGTACCTGTGAGGGTAGCTACTCCTGTCAGGGTGTTGCTCGCCGCACTAATCGTTTTATTGGTCAGAGTCTGCGCTGTATTGAGATCGACTGTTGTAGCTGTATCTATAGATAGGGTGACTGATCCAGATGAGCCACCTCCACTCAAGCCTGTACCGGCTACGACTGCGCTGATATCTCCTGACTCAGGGATATTGGTAGTCACGAGCACACGAGTATCTGTGATGTTAGCTGTGGTGAGCGCGGTAGCACCTGCAGCCACAGCGACAGTCGCTAGTGAGATGCTGTTAGCAGGAGTCGCAGGAGCTACAGGGCTACCTGCAGGAGTACCTGCTACTACCTGTAGTACCACATTGTTGAGAGAACCTGTGTAGTACGCATCGTTCACAGTCATGCATACTCGATCTATACGAGGATTCGTAGGGTCAGCCGTAGTCACACCGAGCACTACTGTGTCATCGTTATATCCGACATATGTACCCATATTCGCCTGTGTCGTACCAACGATGGCTGCCCATCCTGATGCTACGCGTACTGACATACCGGCAGGGCTGTTCTGTGTGACAGCTAGCGAGGTGTCTTTGATGATACCTGTAGTCGCCCATAGTGCCTGAGTCGTCAGGCGGTCATTTTCTGCAGGATGTGATCCGTTTTGTAGCCACGAAGGGGGTGTTCTGAGTGTCATCTATGCTCCTAGATATACGCTGACTGCCAGGTCACAACAGCCCCTGTCACACCCACTACTGTACTACCTGCGTTGCCTGTCAGGTAGAAAGAGTTATTGCCTGGCTGTGCGGAGAACCACTCTCCAGATGTCAGTAGGTTGCGAGCAGGGTTGCCGTTCAAAGTGATGAGCTTGTTGTATAGGTCAATGACGAGATAGTCGGTGTTGGTGATACTGCAGGTGAAGTTCAGCTCCTTACCCTCTGTGTCATTTCCGAGTATCGGGTTATCTATCGGCCCATTGAGTGTGATGGTCGGATAGGTATCAGTCCATCCGTTGTTAGTGATAGTGGTGACGATTTCTACGCTACCTCCACCATATTCGAGGTTGTACACGCGGTCATAAGTACGACCCCCAGGAGGTGTATAGGCGAGCGTAGCTGTTTGGATATTGCTGTCATAGTAGCGAGGGTCAGGGCAGAAGAAGTTCACCTGCCCCACGATGTATCCATATGTGTAGTTAGGATCGAGAGTGACCTGCATACCTCTCACGCGAGCGTTGATGACCTGCTCACCCTCAGCGTTTGAGAGTAGAAAGTAGAGAGGTGTAGTGCCTGATGTCTGAGGCAGTAGGGCTCTCTGTAATGTGTTGAAGTTAGCCTGAGCTGATGCTCCAGGTGAGCCCGTGACCTGAAAGGTGATGCTGATATTTCGACCAGCTAGGAAGTCGCGACCTGTGAACATACCATCGGCATATCCTCGGTTGTCATCCTGATTGCGGATACCTGGCAGACCCTCTAGACCATCCACAGCGAGTATCTGATATGGCGATCCTGTACCGCCGAACACCTGATTGTTGAAAGAAAACGAATAGTTGGCTATGACCTGTGGCATCAGATTTCTCCATACTTTGCGCGCCTGTTGGCTATGACTGTCGCGGAACTAGGTATTGTCACAGTTCGTGATGCTATGGAGGCAGCCCCGATAGCTCCACTTTCCCTAGAGGCAAGAGCAGTAGGTGAGGTAGGCACGATGACATTTCCAAATCTGATAGCTGAGACTGTGCTCGTGCTCACGAGCTGAGTATCTACTGCGGTTGCGGTGAAGTTTTGAGTGATATTTGTGGTCGTACCGCCCTTCGATCCTGAACCCCCACTCTGACCAAATGGTGTGCCTGTATATGGGATAGGTGTATAGACCGGTGCGGAAGCGAGCGCGGCAGCAGCAGCCTGAGCAGCCTGTAGAGCAGCCATAGCAGCAGCGACCTCGGCTAGTTTGGCTTTGAGATCATCTAGTTTCTTCTGTGTGCTCTTGTTGATCTCATCTATCGCCTTCTCATAGGATTTCTGAGCATCCTCTAGAGCCTTCTGCAGGGTCTTTTGAGCCTCAGCTAGACCCTCATTGAGTCGTTTGTGAGCCTCAGCACGAGCCTTCGCTAGTGTTTTCTCAGCCTCTGCGAGCGCAGCATCAAGTGTGGCTTGAGCCTCAGCGATGGATTCCTGCATCGCAGTCATAGCCTCAGTCATACGAGCATCACGCTCTGCTTTAGCCTCAGTCATCGCTGCCTGATATGCAGCCTGAGCATCAGCTAGACCCTCTTGCATCTGTCGATCTACCTCAGTCAGAGACTGTCTGAGATCAGTAGCGACCTGGGTATATGCCTCCATGAGCTCCGATGTAGCTAACTTGCCACCCTCGTTCATGGTCTTGGCGAGCGTATCTAGTCCATGCTCGCTGACATTTTCTACCTGTCCATATAGAAGCTGTAGTTCTTTGGTCGCATCCGGTGATGCAGCCTTGAGAGCCTCAGCGATTTTGTTGCCAGCCTCAGGCCCGTTCTTGACTACCTGCTCGATGAAGGTCTGGCTATAGCCCATACCTGCGAGCGCAGCAGCGTTAGCCTGTAGCTCTTTGGCTGCCGCTAGTTTGTTCTTGAGATCACTCAGTAGGGCATCGGCAGACTTACCACCTGCCATAGCCTCACCGAGATTGAATCCTGTTTTGGATGCGAACGCGGAGCGTAGTCGATCCATAGATTGCTGGATGATTCCTGCCTGTTTCTCCGCAGCCTTTTGTGTCAGCTCAGCTCGTTTGCTGTTTGCAGACTCTTGGATATCACGCAGTTTGTTTTGTAGGGCTTTCTCTAGGTCAGCCACTTTGTCGTTGTACTGTTTGGCTATCTGTATCTGTTGAGATGCAAAACGCTTCTTCGCCTCAGCCTCAGCCTTGCGATAGCTCTCTCTAGCATCCGCCCTCTGCTCCTCGGCGCGCTCCTCAGCATCAGCGATGGACTCTGCATACTGTTTGTTGAGATCAGCTACAGTCTCGTTATATCTCTCATGAGCCTCAGCCATGCGCTCATTACGAGTCTCAAGTGCCTCTTGAGCCTTTTCTTGAGCATCAGCGATGACCTCATTCATATCTTTGTAGATGTCCTCGACATCTTTCTTGTAATCCTTGAGTTTGTCTAGGCGTTTCTGTTCCTCTTTGGCTGCCTTTTCTAGAGCCTTTGCATCCACAGTCGCTGTAGTAGTGGTCTTGCCACCCTTCTTAGTGGTATCCACATCCTTCTCGGCTTTGGCTTTCGCTTTGCCCACATTGTCTAGAGTCTTGATGAGGCTGTTTGCTTTGGCTGCTGCCTTATCTGCAAAGTCGCTGACTCCATCTAGACCTTTGTTGAGTAGATCGAGTCCACTCTTTGCATACTTGCCTACGCCTGGGAGTTTTGATAGCGCAGTCAGTACACCCTTGAGTGGAGTCATCAGGAACTTGAGGACAGCCTCACCCACCTTGCCTACCATCGGGATGATAGATGCGAAGGCGGTCAGACCAGCCTTGCCTACCGAGATGATGACATTGCGGAAGGTTTCGCTGTTCTTCCATAGTTTGACTAGACCTGCAGCGAGCAGACCTACTGCGATGACTATCAGACCGATAGGGTTCATCTTTTGAGCAAGATTGAGAAGTTTCTGAGCTATCTCAGCGCGCTTCACAGCGAGTGTATAGACACCCCACGCTACTGATCCGATACCGACTGCAATAGCGAACGCTTTGATCTCATCCTGATTGTTTTTGAAGAAGTTGCCTAGTTTTTGTAGCAGAGGTATGCCCACCTTGAGTACAGCTAGTAGTCCCTGGAACGCTGGCATGAGAGCATCTCCGAGCGCGACCTTCGCATCTTCCATCTTCGCCTGTAGCGTTTTCATGGTGTTCGCTGTGCCATCGGCAGTACGCGCATAGTCACCCTGAGCTAGGGCTGTGTCTTTCATGATGAGCGCATATGCCGCCTGAGCCTTAGCCGCAGGAGTCAGCGCATCAGATGTGGACTTGATGAGTCCGAGAGACAACGCCTCAGTCTTGAGTCGAGCCTCGTTCATCGCTACACCGAACTTCTTGAGTGGCTCTGTCTCACCGGATAGACCTGATCTCAGAGCTGTGATTGCATCATCTATCGAGGTGTTGTTGAAAGATGCCATGTCGGATGCGAGCTGTACGAGAGACATGGACATATCCTGTGCCTGTCCCTGTCCTAGCCCGAATGCCTGGAACAAGTTGCCGTATGTACCTGCAGCCTCTAGAGCAGCCTGATTGCTGATACCCATACTGTCTGCTGCAGTTTTACCCCACGCCTCTACTGCTGCTGCGCCATCTCCAAAGACCACGCGTACCTTTGATAGTGACTCTGCCATGTTTGAGGCAGCCATAACTGTGTCTTTGGCGAATGCGGCTATCTGTGTACCTGCAAAAGCAACACCAAGAGTCGAGGCTACATTTTTGAGTTTGCTAGAGAAGTTGCTCATGCCGGTACTAGCGACCTTCACATTGTCATCTACTCCTTTGATAGCCGCCTGTGCCTGAGCAAGACCCTGTTTGAGGCTAGTGACATCAGCCTGTATCTGTACGAGAATCGGAGGTATTGCTGTCATATCAACCCCTGATCCGCGATACAAGCGCGCTAGTGAATACTCTGTTCAAAGTGCCGTTAGCTGAGAGATTTCTCGCTGCTGGCCCAAGATAAGGATATTTTACGCCTGGCTTCCATCTTGGGTGTCCTAGTTCCACAGCTCGTGCATAGACCATAGTGGCAGATACGACTACTGAGTAGCTATCGCCAAATCCTTTGATAGGCATGGAGGTAGTGATACTTCTGCGCAGATTACCTGTGCGCACATTTGGACCAGGGCGACCTGATGCGTTTTGTTTAGCTTGTCGCTCTACAGCTAGACCTGTGATCTGTATAGCCTGAGCTACAGCCTGGTCAATCTGCTCCGCTTTTCTCTGTATGCCTGAGATGACCTCAGATAGGTTAGGTATCGTCACTCGTGCGGTCACGATCTCTCCATCCTCTCTGCCTTCACCTCATCTACTACTGCGGCTATAGCCCAAAGCCAATCCGCCGTATTAGCCGGTAGATCATCTACCTGGTCAGGTGTCCATCCGAACCTGTCGGCTGCGATGTAGTACACCCACTCCTCATCGGGATAGTCAAACGCCTCGTGGCGTTGTCCACCCTGAATCAGCCATTTGAGCCGTTCGAGTCGGCGGTAGTCGCTTTTGGGTCTTTTTCAGTCTCATCAGTCTTGGCTAGAGATGGGAACAGAACTTCCTGTGCCTCTTTTGTCATTTCTACGAGTACATCGTAGTCAGCCATATCTAGCTCATCTAGTGTGTCTAGTTTGACTGATGGGATGACGAGATCGAACGACCAGTCCTCGACCAACATGGCGATGAGTGAGTCCGATAGAGCCATCGCTTTTGACAAGTCTCCACCATCTACCTCTGATGCTCTCAGTACGCGCTTACGATCCTTGACCTTGAGGGTCTTTGGGTCTTTGAGAGTAGCTGTAGCACCCGATGGGAGTTTGATCTGCTTTGACATTTTGCCTCCTTAGAAAATATGCCTTCGCGCATCATAACTGAAAAGGAACAGGAGCGTGGGATAGTGGGGAAGGCGTACCACTATCGACCAACGCTCCTGTTCTGGAACTACTAGGCGTATGTGCCTGATGCTTTGGCGTTCTTTAGCACCCACTTGATAGGAGCGAAACCACCTGTTGATCCTGCATCTGTGGTGTTGCCCTGTCCGTTGAGATCGATTGTGACCTGTACATAGTCCTCGCCACGCTCGATAACTGCTGCGGTATATGCGCCCTTAGTGATGGTCGCTTGTACCTGTAGCTCGTTTGCGCCTGTGCCATATGCCCAGTTGAGCACGATAGCTGGCTGAGTGTTGTTGAGGAAGCGTGTGAGTTCTGTGTCGTTCTCCATGATGAAGGTGATTTTGCCTGTGACCTCTAGAGGGCCGAGGAATACCTGATATGGATTCTGTGTGCTAGCGATGCCATATACAGGAGTGACATTGCGCTTCATGTCAATGTTTCCAGTCATAGCGTTGCTGACTGCGCTACCGCCGATAGATACAGTACCGCGCCATACCGGTGTAGGTAGGATGGTAGAGAAAGTCGGTGAGGTTGATGTCTCTGTGCTAGATGCCCATCCTGTCGCCTTTGAGTCGTACTCCAACATTCCATCTGCGTTGAAGCGGAGGGAGAAGTCTGAGAACTGGCATCCTGGATATGAGCGATTGCCTGCAGCATAGAAATCTGTGAGTGTGTAGCTGATTGGCTGGTCATCTGCTGCTGCTGTGAGGCTGTTCTTGAGCGAGATGGTATGTGTATATGGTGCAGATACACCTGCAGTAGCCACGCTACCTAGCAGACCTGCGATGGAGTATCCGATGGTGTCTGCAAATACAGCTCCACCGAAGTCCACAGTCGATCTTGTGCGACCCTGGATGTAGTTGTAGTTCACAACATTTGAGCCACGAAGCCCTGTGTCGTATAGCGGATCAACGATATCTACAGGCTTCAAGCTGTCTTTAGCGACAGGGATGAAGTCAGTAGGTGCTACAACCGTACCTTTTGTCACTTCTTTGGCGATACCGAGGTACGAGCGTACCGATTGTTGTACGGACATTTCACTCTCCTGCTTTCTGGTCTGTCGAGGCAGACGGTTTGATTGGTGCTGTTGGTACTACTTTGGGTGCTGAACCTGCAGGTGCGCAGTCAGGATGTGCAAATCCTTCGGGCGCATCAAACTCATCACCTGGCTTGACTGTGACCCCAATAGCAGGGAACACTCGTTCATCTGTGCCGTTATATTTCAGTCTCATGGTGCTCCTTATGCTTGGATCATCTCAGTCACATCGAATTCTAACTCAGCGTATGTCTCTGTTGCGCCCTCATTGCTAGTCGCAGGTTCTCCATACCGAGCTCTGATGATGGGCTCTGCACCCTGCCACACGAGGTTGCCTGTGGTGTCGCCGAAGTTATGGTCAGACCGAAGCCTCTCTTTGATGTTGTCCACGAGGGTATCAAAATCTGTCATCGCGCTCTCGGCGTTTGTATGCATAGAGTGTGTGTAGAGCTGTATGACGACTGAGTAGTCCACACGCTTCCATCCGCTATGCGCTCCGCCGATGGCTAGGCGAGTCTCGTTCTCCGCCGCGATAAAGATGACGGCAGCAGATCGAGTCATCTGCCCAGGCTGTGCGTTCACCTGATAGTTGATGCGCTTCGGGAAAGATGTGAACACCTGATTGAGGGTAGGTATAGGTGGATTTGATATGAAAGATGAGAGGGTAGCTCGTACCCCTGTGCGCCCTGCCATTACCTGATCCTGCGGTACTTGTTCACCATGTCAAGGGCTAGAGCTATCTCACCTGAGTATCGAGCGTTGTTCCCGATATTGACCGTAGGCTGAGTAGTCAGATTCATCGTCATGCTGTTGTCACCGCGCACTTTCAGGAAGGCTGTGGTGATGAGGATGCAAGCCTCCTTGATGGCGTTCGGCATATTTCCGATAGCGACCCCTGCTGCATGGCTGTAGGCGAGCGCGCTTGTCAGAGGCACAGTCGTAGAGCCATTGGTATATGTACTAGCGACTGTGATGCGCTCGCTTTTCGATCCATCGTAGATGCGGTATGGCTGACCGGCGATGATGCCTGTGCCATCGGCGACTGTCAGAGAGGTAGCCCCTGCGGTAGCCGTAGCGATGGTGGTGTTCACGAAGCCTGAGACATAGGTGTACTCGGTGAAGAGCTGTTGGCGTGGGCTATAGCCAAAGCCGAAGCCCAACGGCCCCTGCGAGCTGTAGTTCAGGCCGAGATTTGAGAGAGGAATGATGAGCTGTTGAGCCTCGAACCACGCTGTAGAGCAGTCGGGTAGGGCTACTAGGTTGTTTGGGTCTGTACCATACTGAAAACTAGAGAGCGAGATGATAGGTGAGTTGTTGGGATGTAGAGCTACGAAGCCCTGCCCATTGACCCTGACTCGCTGTGTTTCTGTGTACTGATCTGCCACGAGAGACTGATTTAGGTACTCGTTCATATATGAGGATGCTCGTAGGATCACATTTGCGAGCTCGGCATCCTGCGCCGCCTGATTGCCTCCGACTACGAGGTTGTTGTAGTCAATAGAGGTAGGGGCATCTTTGTACTCCTGGACTGTGAGGTAGGGATACTCTTGAATCGTATCGGGCGTGATACCTACTGCCATGACTACTCCCCATCTCTAGCTATATCTGTCGCCTCATGTCCACAGCGACCACACTTGCGAAACCACCCATCAAAGCCACAGGCTGTACAGGTGAAGCCTCGCTGCATATCGCCCTGCGAGATTGGATTGAGAGATGCCTCGAAGAAGCCCTCTCGCTTCATCGCCTCGCCATGTGCTCGACTTTCTACATTGTAAATACCCCCACGATCTGGGTTGTATTTCACTCCGCCAATGACTGTCTCTTTCACGCCTTTATCTGGAGCTACATATCTTGGCATTTTGCCTCCTATAACTGATGGAGAGTGCGGCTATTACACCGCACCCTCCTCGCCTTATTCAGTTGTACTACGCGGAGATGATTCCTGATACTGCGCCGTTCCATGCTGGAGCTGTGCAGAAGAAAGTACCTCGGAAGTAGGTTGAGAAGTCATAGCTGAACTGAGTCACAGGCCATTGGATGCCCATGTAGTCCTGAACCATGAAGTTTGCCCATACATCGCTCACTTCGGTATCTGGGATAGGAAGTGTGAAGGATAGGACAGGAGCAACGCCCTGATTTAGCCACGGATGAACCATGAGATCGACAGCCTTACCAGTGACTTCGTTCTGGATACCAGTCACGATAGAACCATAGGTGATTCCATCCTTACCTGGCTCTTGAATAGTCAAGCGGTAGTTAGCTGTAGAGCCACTCTTGATTGCATCTGAGAGTTGCTTACGGTCATTGCCGTTGAGTAGCACCATGTCAGGATCAGCCTTGACATTCTGGTATAGCTGTGCGAACACAGTCTGGAACTCTGCACCTGGATTAGAGGTGGAGAAGGTGCTGTTGATGGCGTTGTTGAAGCCTGAGTTAGCTCCGAGAACAGTTGGGAGGATGCCGTCATATCCTGTTGCATATGCAGAAGTATCTGCAGATGCGCGAGATGCTGCTGCACCTGTTGTGGTGAACGCAGCGTTGTTGCCGGTCAGACCTGCTGCACCTGCACCTTGGATGGTGAATGTGCCTGTTCCGCGAAGTGTTCCCTGATACTTGAGGTTCGCTGCGCCTGTGGCTGTACCAACATAGATGTTGTAGCCAAGAGCACCTGCGACTGCGGTGCTAACTGTGACAGTTAGTACATCGCCTGATGCTACTGCGGTGCTTGCCTCTGTACCGAGGATGGACTCGCCAAAGCCGTTGCCTGAAACACCAGCATCTGCGGTGACATTTACATAGTAAGTGGCAGCAGCGAGAGCTGTTTGTGATCCTGATGCAACAGGTGATGCGAGTGTGAAGGTAGGTGCTGATAGTGCGCCTGAGTAGCCTGATGCAGTACCACGAGCCATGAGCATCATGCGTTCTTCCATCAACATCGTTGCATATAGCGTGGATGTAGATGAGAGCTGACGAAGGTCTTGGTATCCCAAGCCTGAGAAGTTAGCATCGAACGAAACGCTGTCGGATAGTGAGTAGCTGTTGTATGGCAACACTAGGTCGTCAGCAGCATATGAGATAACTGGGCCGCGCTCGTAGTTGATAGAACCAAAAGTAGCGGTTGAAGTTTCTGTGATACCAGGCCATAGGTTTCCGACTCCGCCTGTACCTGTACCTGTGTATCCGAGGATTCTCTTGACACGGTGAGATGTACCGACACCCTTCTTACGAGGGATGCGGTTGCGAAGTGGGGTTGGGCGTGGTGTGAGCAGTTTTGCAGGTGCTTCTAGATCGAAGGCTGCGAAAGATGTGCTCAATGGAGATGTAAGGGTGATGTCCTTCTGGATATCCTGCATCGCCATGCGTTGTGCTGCGAGTGCATTTTGAAGTCCAGCTACTGCATCAGGAGCGAGGCTCTTGTTTGCAACAAGCGATTCCATCGCTGATGTTGCATCTACAGGTGCTTGTCCTGGTACAGATGAGGCATTACCCAATGACTTGTTGAGAGCACCGAGGTACTCATCGTGGCGTTGCGCTGCCTCTACCGGTGATACATCACCGAAGAGATCAGTTGCGCGAGGCATTTCAGCCATTGCGTGTTCCTTTCGTTGTTTGGGTTTTACTTGTTGAGGGTGTCATGCTCTGCTGCATATTTCTCAGCTAGAACGCGATATCCCTTTGCAAGTGTTGGGTCAGTTGTTGCCTTTGCTTTCGCGTTATACATAGCAGCCTTCACTAGAAGGTCACTAGAGGTTTCAGCCACAGGTTTCGCTGTGCGCTTTGGGCCTCCTGCTGCCGCGAGAGATTTAGCCGTAGCTAACTCAGTTTCCAAACTCATCGCACGACTCTCCGCTGCCTCTTTTGCAGACATGAGTGCCTCGATCTCCGTTCTGATGGACTGTGTTGCGCTCTTTATCGCTTCTTCAACGATGGCTTCTACATCTGCAGATTTAGGCTCATCTGCAGAAACTTCATCTTCTACCTTTTCTTCATCATCAGGCTCAGCACTCTTAGGTGTCTGGTCTGGTGAGTACATCTCTGCGGTAGTCACATGAGATGGCTTTGCGACATTTGCGAAGTCGTTGGTCTGGGTGAGTCCATGATCTGTACCTGGCTGATTGCATCCGCACTCTAGGCACTTAGATACATCTGCAGACTTCTCTGCTTCTTCTTCCTCATCCTCATCGATTTCAATCTCTACGCTCTTGAGGTATTTATCCCAACACTTCTTGGCGAATGCATCAGACTTACCTGCCTCTTTGCATCGCTTCATGAATGACTCTTTTGTCTCATCCTTCTTAGGGGTGAACTTGTCCATGTCATCATCTTCGTGTTGCGCTTTTGTCTCCTCAGCATCATCTTTCTTCGCTGCGAGCTCAATGTCCTCGGTTAGTTCCACTTCTCCCTCTGCTTTCTCCCCTTCGTACCATGCAAAGAGGTGGTGTACTGCCTGTAGTAGATGAGCGATGGACATCTGTTCATCATGTCCCTCGCCGAGTTCCTCTGCCTCGATAGCGATGAGCTGTGCTAACGCCTGTCGAGCAGAGTCGTATGTTTTCTGGTCAAACTTGAGGAGGTCAGTACCTCGATACGCTTTGGATAGCTCAACGATTTCGTTAGCTAGTGCTGTCATGGCATCCTCCTCAGAGATGTGCGATAAGTCTAAAGTATTCGCGGTCTTTTTCGTTTTGCGTTTGTACTTGCCCCCACGCTTCTTGTACTCGCGCACCACCCAGGCATTTGCTACAGCCGATGGATATACATCGAACTTCTCTTTTGCCTCACGCTTGACTCGGTTATAGAGCTCCATATCTGCAGGTTCTGATCCCTCGCCACCCTCGTTGATGCTCTCATAGTCAGGCTTCTCATCAGCCTTCTCTATGAGCTCCTCGACCTGGATTACAGAGTCCTCTCCTGCCGCAGACTTGGCTAGGACTAGCTGACAGTTCGGATTGGCAGGTCTATCCACTAGGGATACCTCGACAATCTGACCATCTACGATGCGCCCATTAGCAGCCACTTTGTCTCGTGTCACGCGTGGATTTTTGATACCGATAGAGAAACCTTTGAGTACGCCTGTCTCGACCTTTTTGACTGATACAGGATCAACGACTAGGGCTGTGATGTAGTGACCATCGCGCTTGAGTTCATACTCTTTGGCTACACCTGCAGCGATATTGCTGTGCTGCTCGCGGATGTTGCCACCGGACTTGAACCATGCTGGCATGGCTCGATCCAGCCATTCGCCATCGCATATCTGTTGGTCTATATCTACTGAGTCATCTGTTGCCTTGCCATAGACAGTCAGAGTGCCGTCAGAGTTTCTATCCGCCTTCTCGATACCGAAGTACGAGGTAGTCAGATTGCTCATAGTGGACTTCTCCTTGCTTTCTTGTGATCTGATGATGCCTCTAGCCCATGACCATCCTGCATCGCCACCCCATAGTAGCCATGCGATGTATCCTGCCGAGTCTTTTCCCCAACCCTCGCCCTTCTTATCTACCTCATGACGAGCGAAGTAGCTGTTCATCCGCTTGATGGTGTCATAGCTGATAGATGCGCCGTTGGATAAATCTCTAGCCCTCGCGACCCCTACAGCCGTACCTCCGCGCCCATGTTTTTCTCTGAGCTCTAGACCACGCTTCGCATTACTGCGTACCGCCTGTGGAGGAACGAAACCATCAGCCATTAGTCCACCCGTTCGATCTGTACTGCATAGGGATTGATATGTCTAACTCTAACAGGTTCGTGATTTTGTGATGGCATAGATGACATCTGTATGACCTGACCACCGGTGTAGTTCGGTGCATCAAAGTCAGGGATGACAGGTAGTAGTGCGCATCTGCAGTTCGGATGTGCCGGTGGCTGTGTATGACCGGATGGGAAAGGTGCGCCGATACCTACAGTCTGTCCATCATTCTGTGCGCAGATAGGACATGGATCAAAAGTAGTCCACTCCATCTCAGCTAGACCTGCCTCGCTATATCGAGCGACTGTCGCTGCCGATACTGCTCTGTTTGACTCGGTGATAGCAATCATGAGGGCTCGCATAGGACTCGCTATGGTCTGCGAGATGAGTTTGGCTGCCTGTTTAGGTGATAGACCGAGCTCGATAGCCTCGCCGATAGCGTTGCCGATATCTCGTAGCTCTGTGTTTGTCAGCTCCTTGAGTGTGATGCCCTGTGCCTCTAGGAGTCTGCGGAATGCTCGTGTGGGCTTGAGTATGAGTGCCGATATCTGATCTCCTGGCTGCCATGATGCCCAGTCAATCGCTACTTCTATATCCGCCTTGACGATATCTGCGCTCTTTGACTCTCTACGCTCTGCATCTCTAATGAGCTCCTGAGCAGCGAGATCACCTAGTAGGTATCCAGTAGCCCAGACTCTGAGCAGCACCATCTTGAGTGCCTCTAGATTTACTCTGACATTTATGATTGCCCATGCGCGAGCGCGAGCGCGACTCTGTGCGAGATTACCTGTACGAGGTGGCTGTGTAGCTAGGTATGCCTCATAGATGGTCGTACTACTGATGCTCTGCCTGAGAGCAGCGCGTATCTTGACCGCATTTCTAGCTGATATCCGAGCCTCAGCCTCCATAGCTCGCGCCCAGGTCATGCTAGATACGCTTTGGCTAGGGCTCTAGCCGTATCGAAGTCTCCTTCTACTGCGCACTTGTTGAGAGCATCAGCCACGATAGGGTCTAGGGCTTTGAACTCGAATAGTCGGGCTCTTCTGCCCTTTGATGCCCACTTCATGAACGCTTTGACCTCAGTACGAGTCTCCTCGCCAATCTCATCATCGTCAGTCGGGACTGCCTCTCGCTCAGGTGTCTCATCGGCTGTATCAGGAGTAGTGGGTGTGGTCGGTGTGGCATCTGTACCTTCTAGTGTCGGAGCTGAAACGACCTCTTTGGCGTTGATGATGCCATCTGGAGAGAACAGGAAGATGTCTGCGCCGGTCACGAGCATAGGCATATCGGCCTGTGGAGTATCCAGGAGTGGAAGTCCTAGCTCTGATCTGCGCTCGTTGATGGTCTTACCTGCAGATGTGACCTCTATCTGAGCCTTGCGAGCACTTGACTCGTTATCCATGCGCTTCGAGGTCATCAGTTTGAACTCTAGTTCGCGTGGCATACCGAGGTATGTGTAGCTGAGGTTAGTGACCATCTTGCTGATCCAGTTAGCGAGAGGCTGGATACCGAGAGCCTCGGCTGTTTCAGCTCTGCCCTCCTCGAATCCTGCTCCGCCTAGACCGCCTTTAGGGGCGAAGCCAATCTCGGCTGGCTGGACACCGAAGTGACCGCAGATCGAGGTGATGAGGTAGTCATCTAGTGTGTCTTTGAACTTCTCGCCATAGCCTTCATTGACTACAGGAGCTAGACCTTTGGGTAGTAGGCGAGCGCGCTTGCGCTGCTCTGTCTGACCGGCTAGATCGTCATTGAGGATGTTCTCGTAGGCGCGTAGGAGATCAGGATTGTTGCCCCAGTCCTCGTCTGTAGTGAACATGAGCTCAGGGAGGACACCATCGGTGTACTCAGCTCGTAGCCATTGCTGTCTGCGTAGGTAGATATCAGCTAGAGGTAGGGCTCGTTCTACAGGAGAGAAGCCATAGACAGAGATAGACCGGCGATTGCGCACCATATATGCGAGATCGTCTGCGGTGAACTCGCCGTCTGCCTTTGGGTCATCATCGTTAGCTGAAAACTCTGAGCGTGGGAAGCCATAAAGTATCTGTTGATATGCCGCGTTAGGTGGCAGAGGTCGCATACCTCGGTCATCTATGAGTGGCTTGATAGTCGAGCCGTCTAGTATCTGGAAGCCGTAGAGGTCGCCACCGACTGATGGCTGTGGATAGACAGCCCATGCATCTATGACTAGGACTTCCTCGGCTGCAATCATGAGCCAGTCTGTCCAGGTCAGTCCATTAGCTCGATCTGGGTTCTCCCAGAAGGATCGGACTCTGTTGATTTCCTCGGTAAACTTGTCACGCGCCTGAGCCATAGCTCGCACATGGTCGCCACCGATTTCTGCCACGATTTTCTCGGATGCATCCTGACCGAGCACGATGTCCCACTCAAGTCCGGTCAGTTTGGACTTAGTGACCTCGATGCATCGGCGGAGGATATCTATCTGATCTGCAGCAGCGCGTAGAGTCTTGAAAGGTACAAGGCGTGTTTCCGTGATGTTGATGTTCTGCGCTACTTGGTACTCGTAGCGGCGTGGCATAGGTCTGCCAGTTTCAGGGTCTATCGGGTTGATAGCTCCTGGGATGATAGGCAGACCAGGGCCGAAGGGGACATTAGCTGAAAACGGAGCGCGTGGCAGAGCCACACTATTGCCATATGTCTGTTGCATGGCAAGTCCACCTTGTCTCATCTCCTGCTCAGTCATAGTGACTGATCCTGCAGGAAGGCGAGGTGCTTTCTCTATATCACCTACGAGTGCTCTGGCGATACGGTCACGCAGACCCATGTGTATCTCCTTCTCTTGCTACTACGCGTGGACTACTACTCGATATTGATTTGATGTAGGAGCTACAGAGAACAACAGCGTGATAGCCGTTGTGGATGTGTGCTGTACATCGCAGATGACCTCGGCATATGGGCTGCTGTTGTCATACACGCTGACTATAACATCCTTCGTGTTGAGATTATGGCTGATGGTGTAGGAGGTATTCGTGCCATCTCCGACATTTGCTGCGTACTTGCGTACTGCGATAGTGGTATCTAGCTCGAAGCCTGATGCGCCTACTGATAGACCACCTGATGCTACGACTACGCCTGTGAAGTTTGTGCCTGTGAGCAGTACACCATCAGATGCTGTGTATGTACCTGCACCTGAGAACTGTTGGAATACGACAGGATCAGTACCGACTGTATTGACCTCATCTACGCTGACCCATCCTGTGTTAGCGAGTGTCGATCCTGCATCTACGAAGGTGAAATCACCACCGGACATTTCTGCAGCAGTATCAAAGTCTGTAGCACGAGTCAGTACCCAGGGGGTAGAGCCATCTCCTACTGTGGTCAGTACATAGATACCATTCTGCGCCTGTGAGGTCTGTAGTCTGACCAAAATACGAGCGTTGAGTGCAGGTGATACGCCATCTGTAGTGAAGGCAGCGTTCGCTCCTGCATTTGTCAGAGTAGCTCCGACACCTGATGTGCCATTGCTGTATGTCGCGTTGAGGTTCGCAGTAGTAGCCGCATATGAGGCAGCGTGGATGTGCAGACCCTCAGCTACGCCATCTACATAGCCCTTTGTGGCTGCATCAGTAGATGCTGTAGGTGTCGCGAGGTTGGTGATTTTGTAGTTGTTGAGATTGAGATCGGCAGTAGGTGTAGCGAGCGCATTGAGGTTGATAGCGGAGTGCGCTGTGTTGTCATGTACCGGTGTGCCGTGTGTGTGGTCATTGCGAGCGACAGATGTACCTGTGCCGTTTGCAGATGAGCCGCCGAATGTTGTTTCTGCGGTGACATTGCCGAAGGATGGCATCGCGTGAGCGTGGTCATCACGAGCAGGAGCTGTGCCTGTACCTACTGCACCTGCACCACCGATAGCGAGTGCTGTTGGTGTGGTGTTGGTCAGAGATGGTGTGCCGTGAGTGTGGTCAGATCGAGAGTATGTCGTAGCAGAGCCACTACCGCTAGTAGCACCATAGGTGGTCTGAGCTGTGACTGAGCCAAAGTTGGAAACCTGTAGCCATGCTGATCCTGTGTCAAAGTACATGATCTGTTGGTCGGTAGCGAAGAACAAACGACCTGCTGTTCCTGCTGCAGGGATGTTTGCATATAGACCTGAGATGACCTCAGACTCATTGAGTACAGATACCCATGCTGTGCCATCGTAGTAGTAAATCTCTCCATCGCCTGTGTTGAAATAAATCTGACCGGCGACAGGGCTACTAGGTGCGGATGCGAGATTCTGAATCACCGCATTGGATAGCTCGTTCTTGTTTAGGTCGATTCCGACTAGAAACTTGCGTGACATATTTTCTCCTCTAGATCACATATGCAACGCCGCTAAACGCTGCCGTGAAGGTAATCACCATCTGATTGACAGTAGGATAACTGAAAGTGCCTTCGCATTGTGTCCCTGCCGAGTCAAGTACGACTGCGGTGGGATTGCCTCCGAGGTTATGGTTGATAGTCCATACCGCCGAGGGTGTGTTCTGCGTGTGGGTGTAGAAAATCTGAGCAGATGCGGCTACTCCCTGTGGCCCAGGTGCTGTGATTTCTACGATTGCGTTCGTAGGTTTGATGATAACTACATCGTCAGCCATTACCGAGTCACCTCCGCAGATACTTCTGCCTGTCCCTGAGCTAGTCGGGTGACGATGCCACTCGATGTGATTTCGAGATCGTAGTAGTACATCCCTGGGTCTATTCCTCGTGTCTGTGTAGCTGTTGCGTGTGTGTCCACCTGACCTGCTGCGCCTGTGATGGTGATGCCGTTTCCGCCTGTGGCTAGAGAGAGCACCGCATCAGGAGATGATGGTAGAGAGCGTAGTTGAAGTGCAGCCGTAGCACCTGTCAGATTGACCGCCGATGTAGCGAGTCCTCCTGAGATGTATGTGCCTGTAGCTCCGTTTGTGATGGTGAAAGATGAGGCTGTTGCTGTAGCGATGGTGACATTTTGTAGGTTGTAGATAGGTGGGATGACTCCATCTATGGATACTGTCTGTCCAGGAGTGAAGCCGTTGTCTGCCGTGACAGTCACAGTAGTGCCATTACCTGAGATGTTTGTAATCTCGGCTGGCTGTTTGTAGATGAAGGTCGCGTACCAATCTGCACCCTGGTCTATCGCATACTCGCCGGTGAAGTTGAAACTGACAGCCATCTATAGTCCTCCGGTCTTGAGCGTAGCCACGATGATAGCAGTTCCACACTTCATGCAGAGATGCATTGACTTTGGATTAGGCATCCCACAGCTAGGGCAGACATTTGCTAGAGAGTTGAAGTAGTTGCTGATGGATGATGTACCGAGCAGATCAGAGAACGCTTGCACCATCGCATCTAGTCTGTCAGGAGATGTCGGGTCTGCCGGTGTCCATGTAGTCATCTGATCCTCTAATTTGTGGAAGATACCGACATGGTGGATACGACCCTGCTCATACATAGCAGCGACAGGCTCTGCTCTGAGTTTCTTACCCACATGAGCTCGTATCTCTCGTATAGGCAGTACAGGTCTGACCTGTTTGAGGACTGCGCTGACCATATCTCCGCCCTGATTGACCTCGACTAGCAGCGAGTCAGCCTTGTACTCGTCAAAGAGAGCTACAGCCTTTGTAGCCCAGTCTAGAGGTGAGCCGCGCATAGAGTGGTCAGCTATGAGATATCCATGACCGGATGTATCGCATCCAGCTACGACTATGCCAGTCTCATCAGAGCTAGCGGTATTGGTGACTGCAGGGTCTATAGATACGACTATGCGTGAGAGATGAGGCCGTTCCTCGACTCTGCATCGCTCTATGAGCCCTCTAGTCCAGAGAGCACCCTCGACATCCTCCAGGATTTCCCCATATAGCTCCTGCCTACCTAGTCTGGTCTCGTTATATCGAGCCTGTAGCTCGGCGAGCGCGATAGAGCTGAGGTTGGCTGCATTGTCAAAGGTCGAGCCTCTAGTCACATAGGTAGTAGATCGAGATACGAGATCGCGTATGAGCTGTGTAGGTCTAGGCGTAGTAGTGACCACTACACGCGGATTCTCGCCTAGTCGGAGGCCGAACTGGAGTTGATCCCAGGTGTCCTCGTACTCCCAGGCTGCTAGCTCGTCACACCATGCGCCATGATGCTGTGGGCCACGCAGGGTATCTGGCTCCTCGGCAGAAAAGCCCTTTATCATTGAGCCGTTTGGCAGGTTTATCTTTGTTCGTGATCTGTTGTACTCCTGCTCTGAGTAGAGCCCATAGCGTTTGAGCACAGAGAGCACACCTGACTCACCCTCGAAGCAGGTATCTCGGACATCTGCGTGAGTCCTAGCTACTACTGCCCATCTCGTGTTCGGGCGTGTTATCGCCTCGTACACTATCCACTCCGCCCCTGTCCTCGTCTTGCCCCATCCGCGCCCCGACAGAATCATCCACACTTGCCACATCGTCTCCGGTGGTAGCTGATTCGATCTCGCCTGTATCTCCTGCCATTGGACTCTCGACTGAGCTATCTGCAGAGTTTTGTCTGAGTAGCTCGGCAAGGTCGCGTACTGCTCTGTCAATGCTCTCGCCTCCATCCCATACGGTCACATCCTGAGCGATTTTGACCGGCATATCTAGTCCCATGAGTTTCGCTCTACGCTCCATGATCCTCAGTACAGTCGCTATAGCTGAGTTGTCACCCTTCATCGCGTTGGGCCACGCGGCGAGCTGTAGTCGATCTAGTCGATCTATCTCTGCCTGTCGTAGCTCCTCGGCTGGCTGTTGCAGCACACGCTTGAGGGCTCGTTTGTAGGCTAGATATGCGCCTGAGTGGTCTGCATATCCAACCTGTTCAGCTATACGCTGCCATGTGAGTCCAGCCCTGCGTAGTTCGAGGACTTTGAGCTCTCGGTCTAGCTGTTCTGGCTCTGGTACTGCATTGTGAGTCGGCATGGTGGGATTACACCTCGCTCACGATGGTATCGAGCCCTGAGATCGGATTTGCACCGTCTTGGTCTAGCAGGGAGCTAGATGCATCGCTGTCAATGCTTCCAGGGCGTATTCCGCGATACATACGAGCCCCATACTCGTCTATCGCAGAAAAGGGGAGGATAGGTACTGTGAGCCTATCCAAAACTGTCTCGTGCAGAGGATACAAGTATCTGAGCTGAAAGCCAGGCAAACACTCCGCGCCTATGCGCTTGAGGAACGATGTAGATGTCTCTGTGCCGGTCTTGCCATAGCGAGCCTTGATACTGCCCTTCCCTGCGTTAGGGCTAAAGCCTGGCTCTAGGACTATTTTGGCTACGACCTCTCCATCAGGCATACGCCACATAGAGTTGTTCTGTTTGATGCCTATCAGCTTGAAGCCTGATGCTCGGTAGATAGTCCCATCCCCACATTGAGTCCCATCTGCGTAGCTGAGTATCCACTCCACATGAGGAGCGTGTTTGCGTATCAGGCGCATGGCTATAGATAGGGCTCTGCTCTCGCTGTTCTTAGGCAGCAGATCAGAGAATGCGAGTCTGTTCAGCTCCATGAAGCCGTTCCAGGGGGTGTCTTTGACTAGCCCGATGGTCTTGTTTTTGTCTATGGATGGGCCGAACTGCATACAGCCCTCTAGTCTCCCCTTGAGAAAGACTCCGAGATGTAGCTGAGATCGAGGATCGACTTTGCCTGAGTAGTGATGCTTGCGCACGAATGCCATAGCATCGCTAGAGGCTATCGGCTCAACCCTGAGCTCTTTGGCTGATGGCATCTAGCCACTCCTGACATATCGCCCATAGTGCATTGCCGTTGCTGTTTTTGTTGTCTGAGTCTGTGAAATCGTGAGCCTGTTTTGACTGTTTGATGGCGTGGCTGATGAGCTCTGCCTGTACTAGGGTCATCGTGAAGGTCATCTGGGTGGCATCATCGCGCTCGCCTGTAGGCACATCTGCGAAGGCATCCTCTAGAGATCGTACCTCTGCGACTGCAGCCTCGAAGCCGATGTCTGCGATATCCCATCCCTCATCCTGTAGCTCCATGAGTTGTTGGGCGAGGACTACCTCATCCCACTCTGCGAGCTCTGCGGAGCGATTGTCTGCGAGCGCGTAGGCTTTCGCTGTATCGCTATCCCACTCATCCGGTACTCGCACTATCACTATCTCTGTCCATCCGATGCTCTTGGCAGCCTCTATTGTCCCATTACCTGCTAGGACTGTACTGCCCTGTACGACTATCGGCTTACGCTGACCGAAGCGGCGCAGACTATTAGCGATAGCCCTGAGATTGACCTCAGAGTGTTTGCGAGCGTTTGATGGATCGAGTGTGAGCGAGCTGATGGGTACGGTCATCGTATCCATGTGCGCCTCCTCAGAACTCAAGCCAGATATAGAACGGGCCGATATCTATGCCGAGTGAATATCTATCTATGTGGAAGCCTAAACCAAAACACCGCGCAACGCCAATGATGAGCCAGCTACTGCCGATGCGTATCTCTCTAGTCATCAGGGAAAGCGTTGCCCTTTTGTATCAGATTGAGTCGGGCATCTAGGAGATCATCTATGGAGCTCTGTAGCATCTCGCGCTTTCTCCAGTTCATGCGATTGCCATACTCATCAGTTTTGAGCATGGCGTATGTATGCCGGATAGCCTCGTCTATATCGGCTACCGAGATGTCCTCTGTGATGACTACGCTCATGCGCAGATCATAGAACTACTTACGCGGTTTGCGCTTGAGCTCCTCCTCTAGCTCCTCCCGATGGAGGTCTAGCAGGTTCTCTATTTTGAAGGCTAGGTTCTCGTATCCGCGAGCGCGTATGCGCTCTGCGACTGTCTGTAGGATGACTGCTATCTGTGGATCGTCACTTATCACTCGGTACTCCTCTGAGAAAGTCTAGGAGTTGCTCCACGATGACCACATCTCGACCATCTATGTGATGATGGTAGTCACCGGCAAATGCCTCTATTTCCCTGATGATGTTGTTCCGAGTCTGATGCTCTAGAGCTCTCATCATGGTCTGTAATGTTTCAAGGTCTGCCATGTTTCTCCTGTCGCTTCGCCTGAAAGCGCGCCACATCCTCGCGTCTGTAGTACACCTTGCGACCTAGTTTGGACACATATGTGAGCTGTTTCCGATGCTGTATCTGCCTCAGATTGTTGAGCGTGATACCTAGTAGCTCGGCGACCTCTACTGAGGTCATCAGAGATTCATCTACCATCCTGGGTCATACGCATCAGGCTGACTAGCAGGGGGTCTTGTCGATCCCTTTTGTAGTCGCGGCACTAGCGCAACCTCGCTCGCTGTAATCTCTAAAGCGGTTTTTTCTGATCCATCTCTGCCCTGAAATGTCGATTGTTTGACACTACCGAGCACGAGTACCTCGTCACCCTTTTTGATGGTGTCAGCTACAGCCTCAGCCTTTGCGCCGAACAGAGCTACTCTGAACCACATCGTCTCGCCATCTACCCACTCCCCACCTTTTCTGCTGCGTGGTGTGTAGGCGATGCTGAATGTCGCAAGCGGTAGTTGATCCTTTGTGACGAATTTGATCTCAGGGTCGCTACCGACTCTGCCCTTGACTTTGATCTCCATATATCACTCACCTTCCATGAGAACGCTGACTCTACCATCATCTTGTAACAGTACGACTGATCCATCTGGTCTAGAGAACGGCACTTGAGATGGCTCTTGCCATGACCCGACCATCCACCCTTTCTGAGTCGCATAGTCAGGGTTGTTGTGGATGCTAGTCGTTTTGAGGTTGTGGCAGCCGTGATGTACTCGTATGAGATTGCTAGCTGTGTCTTTCCCACCTCTAGAACGCAGTTTTCTGTGATGCAGAGCCATAGATGGGAGTGCCGGTAGTCCACAGACTTCACAGTACCCACCTGCCCTCTCCTCGACTATCGCCACTATCTTCTTGTCCAATACCTAGTCCTCGTCATCATCCTCATAGATTTCATCATCGTCTAGATGTGGGATAGGTCGCTCGATATGGATGGGGATGATTGTGCTCATCAGTACCAGCCTCCTCTGCCGTTTTTGTCTGCTCTAGATAGCCAGGAGTGTAACGCTTTGCATGGAGTTTGGTATCTGTGCTTGATATAGCCGAGCCCCCACTCGATCTGCGGATGTGGGTGGGCTAGGAAGTCAGCTATCTGAGCCTTCGTGTTATGACTCATGTGCCTCTGAGGGATGCCATAGTCATGTGAGGGTGACTTTGCCGTGTGATTCCACGCTGACTCTTTGCCCCACAGGGTAGCTAGACATTTGAACTGCCTGTCTGCCCCAGGGAACTCTTTGGCTACTAGGTGCTTTGCGTACACCTTTGGAGGCATCTGTGAGATTACAAACTGCTTCTTTTGAGCAGGAGTCATCACAGGTGCGTGTGAGTGTGCAGGGATAACGAGCCCAACCCCCAGGAGGGCGACTACGAGTGCTCGTCTGATGAGGCTTATGGCTAGCCCCTAGCCTCCAATGCCTTACATACTTGGCAGGTGGCATCACCATATTTCCATGTGCCACAGGTACATCTAGTTATCATCTTGTCCATCTCTTACCCCTTTCAGGTTGGTATTTGGACTCTGCCAAGTCTATCTGATGGTCGTAGCTCAGGTGCTTCGAACATTTTGCCGTGACCTTTGCCGTTTGGCTCTACGAGGACTATCTCGCGCCAATACTTGCAAGTGCCATAGTCCCTGAACGAGTCGTAGGCTCGGACTGCATCTACAGCCGATGTGTATTTCTGACTGAACGAGATAGAGCCATCCTCAGTCACCTGCACTAGAAACTCGTACTTCATCTGCCTTCCTCCACTATCTGATCTATCCACTTACTGCATGAGCCATATCCGAGCGCGTTGCCATACTCAGTCCCCACATAGCACACATCGCGTGTCACATATGAGAACAGAAGTCCGAGCAGGATTGAGGGGATGATGACGAGCACTATCCATCCTCTGCGTGTCAGTTTTGTTCTAGTTGCCATCTCCATTTGCCGCCTTCCTTCTAAAGTACTCAGTTGATGCGCACCACTCGCACTCTGCGAGTAGCTCTCCCTGTGTATCTAGTCCGATTATGAGTCTGTTCGCGAACCCACCGGATGTGCCACACCACGCGCAGATAGGCTCTTTCGCCCCAACACTCATGGCATCTGACAGTCACAGGGCAGTACCTCATATGACTCGCTATCGCTGATGATTTGCGTTCCTGATCCGCGACACATACTGCATGGTGGCGGTGGCAAGTGTGGCTGTAATGCTTTGGCGAAGTCGAGGTGCATCTCTGCCTGTTCTTTCAAGTCTGCTCTACCTATGCACTCTCGTGCATTCTCCATGTGCCACTCATATACCTCTCGTACAGTCAGACTCATGACAGCATCTCCCTCATCATGTCATTCAGTTCATCGTAGCTCAGGCGTGTGCCAAGCCATTTGAAACCATCAGGAGTACGACCATCCTCTAGAGATAGCCATCTGATGTACTCCCGATATGGCTCTCTGCCTTTGTACATACGCATGAACTCACAGGCTGCCTTGTACATCGGATACTCGTTGTTGATCCATAACGCACAGTTCCAGGTGGCTCTGTTCTTCCATCCCTCATATGTCTGTGTACTCATGATGCCCTCACTTTCAGATATACATCGCTATCTCCTAGAGGTGAGCCTAGAAACGAGTCGATTTCGCGATAACACTCGCGACATCCAACATATCCATCACAGCCTTTGGCAGTTGCGCCACAGCATGATGTCAGTCCTAGATAGTTCTGACCTTTTGTGTCATATGGATAGTCACATTTGACTATCAGGTCGCCGTATTCGGTGATGCCTACCATGTCAGATACGACATCTCTTGGTGCGAGTACATACTCGCCATTCTCTAGATATACGCGCACTCTGCGAGCCATGACTATGCACCTACCTGTACAGGTAGATATCCGCGCATATCCTCTAGCATCGCTGATGCAGATATCCATGCGTGGTCGCGGAAGTCCCACACTTCTGCGTTGCTGTGTTTGCTAGTGATATACACGAGTGCTTGTGCGATGGATGGTGGCGTTGCTGTTGCCATACTCTGACCTGAAAGTCTGTATGTGTCATGTGTATCTACATGAGTGAGTGGGTCGTTGCCATTTGGCACTCGAAAGATGATGTTTTTCTTGGCGCGCTTGTCGAGGTCTGCTACCTCCATGAGGTATGCAAGTGCCATCTCATCGTTGAAGCGTAGTTCGAAGGTCGCTGTGCCATCTTTTTCGCCACCTACATGATGTGTCTTGATAGTTTCTGTTGCATACTGCGCCATCCACATACCTGAGTTCTTTGATGCCTCAGCGCACCATGCTACGAGCGCATCTTCCTCTGCACGATTGTCTAGATATAACCATGTGCTACCACCATCGCCTCGATCCTCTGCAGTACCGATGCGCTTGCCATCCTTGTACACAGTAGCTGTCCATGCCACGCCATCGTGTGTATTGAGAGTCTTGATGTTTTTGAGTTCGTACTTCATATCTGCCTCCATGTAGGTGGGGGACTGTTCCCCCTGCAGACAAGAAGGTACGCCTACCCCCTACCAATTACAAGTACCCCTAGAGAAGTGTCGGAGTCGGTGTCCATAGGGTGATATCCACGCCTATGCGCTCGCCATAGTCCTTCCGAGCTATCAGGGATGTGACCTGAGAGTCATCCCTGTAGGCGATGGCGGTGAGCCCATCCAGGACAGCCCTGACGAGTTTGTCGAGGTCAGGCGCGACTGTGGGGTGAGATCGGGTCACAGTCCGAGGTTTAGGCATCACAAATGACATCTCAATACTTATTGCGCCCTCACGCGGTAGAGCCCCTGCCTGTCGAGCTCCTAAGGCGATAGCTGACCGCCACGCGGCGAGCGCAGAGCCCTGCGTGTGGATGATGTAGCCGTTGATGACCTTCATAGACCCCTGGGGTATGGGTCTGCCATCAACGAAAAATGAGATCACACTCGGAGTGTAACTGCTCCATTCACAATCTCAAGATGATCTCGACCTGTCTCGTCTATGACATAGAAGTCATATGTGCCTATCCGGTCAGGGCCGAATGTGCTCTTGACTGTATAGGTGTGTTTGTTGATGACCACTTGGTCGCCAAATGACACCTCACCTGGACTGACTATCCGTTCCATGACACCTCCTCGTGGTGTAATGATTACAGATAGGATAACACTCTTTCTCAGGTTGAGCGTGAGCGTTTGTGTACTAGGTCACGCAGTTGTTCGGGCATCGGTACAGCCCTGCGCCTCGCCTCATCTAGCTCCTGAAAATACTGAGCAGTCTCCTGCTCCTCGATCTGTCTGCGCCTCTGTTTCTCAGCCTTCTCCTGCGCCTCTTTCTCCTCTTTTGAGAGCTCTCTCGGAGGTAGTGGCTCATCGTTCCACCGGTGGGCATTGAGCCATGTGGCTGCGTGGGCTGTATAACTCGGATGTCGATTCGGATCATCTGCGTACTTCTGCGCCCCCTGACATATCTCCTCGGCTGTAGCTACCTGCAGGGCTTTCACAAACGCTTTGAGTGCAGCCTGTTTTGCCACCTTTCTCGGATAGATAGACCAAAACACATCGAAGTGGTGTTTCAATGATGGTTCTAAAGGATGGTTCTTAGGGCGTGATTGTCGCCCCGTAGATGTCGTCATTGTCGCCCCGTCAGCGACATCGGTACGCCCCGTCATACTGTCGCCTCGTAATCTGTTGATATTTATCTGATACAGATGTGGTCTGCGATCCTCGCGACATCCTGCCGAGCCCCCTGAGTGTTTGAACATCCTGATATAGCCGAGCTCGCAGAGGGTATTCACAGCCCTCTGCACAGTTCGGATCGAGATAGATGCCTTGCTAGCGATGGTCGCCTGTGCCGGATAGGACTGCGTACCCTCATCGTTTGCGTGATCCGCTATCACTAGCAAGACCATCTTCTCTGTCGTAGGTAGGTCGGTGCGCCACACCTCTGCCATCAGTCTGATGCTCACATACACTCCAATATCTGCCTGTATGTGATGCCATACAGAGCTAGTTCTCCCACCGCCCTAGCTCGTTGATTCGGATACTTTCTAGGGTCACGCATTGATACACGCTCCATGCTCGTCATGCCACCCCACACGCCATAGTCCTCGTTCTCCATCGCGTATGCCAGGCATGATGCCCAGATAGGACAGCGAGCGCAGACCGAGCGCAGCGCGTTGATGTACTCGTACTGCAGGATCGAGCGTTGTTCCTCGACTGTGTAGAACAGGTCTGTGTAGATACTGCCCTTGCACTCAGCCTGATCCCAATCTACTTCGCCATACTTGGGCATCCAGACACCCCCGTTGGATCAAAGTAGGGGCAGTAGTCCTTACAGAATCCAACGAACTTCTCAGGTGCAGGGGGTTCTGCATCTGTACTCACTATCTCTTTGATATCTCTGAGCCACTCAAGTGCCTCTAGTGCAGTCAGCTCGCTATATGGCTCTTGCACCACCTTGATATCGGTCATCTTGCCGTCACGAGGGATACCCACGAGCGCGACCTCTTTGACCTCATAGCCGTTCTTGGACAGGAGATACCCATAGGTATGTATCTGCCACAGTTTCTGTCTGTCGTTGAGATATCTCAGCCCTGACTTTGTAGTCGTCTTGAAGTCCACTACGAGTCCGAGGTCTTTGATGAACAGGTCGCAATGACCGCGCAGACCATCATGCTCAATCTCTATCTCTATGAGGTAGTTATCGCCGAAGGGGTCTTGGCGTGACATCACTTTCTCCATACCTGCGTGGATAAAAGTACCCAGGATAGCTCCGAGTGATTCTGTCTCATTGAGTTTGGGCGTTTGCTTTAGCTCGTGCCATACACGCCTACGACATCCGCCTAAACTGCTCGGCCCGATATCTACCTGCAGACTACGATCTCTCGTAGCATCGTAGCCCTGCAGAGATTTCACAACAGTTCCCTGTAAATCAATCATTCTTTGCCTCCGGTAGTCCATTTTGTGCCACTATCGCGCATATCATCTGAACACGCAGAGATGCGGCATACCAATCTGACGATATCTCTTTGCCCTCAGAGAGGTCTATAGACCTAATCTCCTCGGCTATTTTTGCTCGTAGCTCTGCCTCACTCATGACACATCCATACTCGCTCGCACAGATGCACTCATAGATTGAGCGATTTTCACCTGTGTCTGCAGTCTGTTCACATTCGCTCTAGAGGCTTTCACTTTTGCCTCCTCAGTAGCGATGGTCATGTGTTTCTCAGCGTTCGCCACAAGTGCGATGTCCTCGCGCTCGCCTACTGTGTAGTTCCTACCTGTAGGGGATGAGCGACCTGCTAGTTCTAGTCGAGATTTGGCTAGACCTATCTCATAGTCAGCGACAGCCGTGTGATACGACATCTCACATGACACAAGTTCCTGATGCGCCACATCTACCTCTTTGGATAGTTGATACAGACGACTCTCAATCTGCTGCGGTGTCACTACCTGTGTCATCAGTAGCCTCCTCTTTGACTAGGCGGATGCCCTGCGTTTTCTGTTTCTCCTGGGCGATGATGAGTTTTGTCGCATCGGCTGTGAGATCGAAAGGGTCAGCTACTAACTGAAACCCTGTCTTTTCTAACGCCTCACCTAGAGTCTCAGGGAAAGTCTCTAGAGCCTCAGCTACCACTCGGATAGCCTGTGCATTCTGTATCACCGCTATCACAAACCCCTGACTAGGTTTGAACTTGTTTTGTTTATCACTCACAACAACATTCCCTCCTCTGTACATCGCCATACGATGCACTCGTTTCCGTGTTTGTTTTTCCGTGTAGTGCCGGTGTCTATGATGTGTCCATCCTCGACTAGACCGCCACGAGTAGGTCTGACTGTATTTCCATCTATACCTAGAGCATCTTGTATCTCATCATCAGTCGCACCATGTAGTCCACGATTGACGATGTAGTCATACACTCTGCGCCGTTTTGTTCCTGATCTCGGCAGAGCCTTCTCTGCTGCGAGTATCGAGGTGCGTTGTGCATTACTCGCTATGCGTACCTTGTTGCGGTCTATCACAGTTGCACGAGCCTCTTGTTGATGGCATCTAGCAGAGTCACTCCATCCACTCGTACTTCTAGGATGCTCTCGTTCTCTTTATAGATAGCCTTGAGGTCATCTTTGGTAGGGATGTGTGCGATAGTCGGGATGAGGATTGCAGCCTTCGCTATTTCTTCAGGCGTTGGTACTTTGACTGCGAGCGCAGGTTTTGTATCTGCACTCTTAGCGCGCTCTACTTTTTCCATCTCATTACGAGTAGGGCGTGTTGGCTTCTTGCTGTTTGGATCGACACCGAGATATCCAGCCATGCTGAGTGCGCGACCTGCAGCCGAGGTAGAACAGTTCTCTAGAGCTGAGTACTTGTTCACAGAGCTAGAGCCCACCATCTCCTCGGCATAGTCCACAGCCTTGAGGATGTCGCCGTAGTACACCGATGCCTTCACGATGTACTGCAGAGGTCGGAGTGTCTGAGGATCGCGCACGATGTCCACGATCTCTGTGATGATGCGGAGGTCAGCGTGGTCTGAGTGAGCTCGCTGTAATCTTTCCGCGACTGTCTCATACGCGTTCAAGTCAAACGCCATGATGTGCCTTCTTTCTGTAGGGGGCGCAACGCGCCCAGGGTCGGGTCAGACTTTAGGGGCTACCACCGACATATGGAAGTACCGCCACGCCCTAGATGTAATGAGTGGCATACTCAGGGGTCAGGGGGTGGGCTATGTCAGCCAGAGTACATATGAGTCTGTTCAACCTAATCGTTGAGGTGGAGTCGGACTTCAAATATCCAGATCAGATGCAAGACATGAGCAATCGAGCTATGGCTCTATTCATGGGTGCTATTGAGTTCTGCAAAGCAAACAATCTAGATATCCGCACAGATGATGTGGATGACTTTATAGATGAGGATGAGGACTAATGTGCCTCTCCTGTGGGGACTGCCGTAGAGAGCATCCCTACTCTGTAGATGACTCCATAGACTCGTTCGAGGCTACCAATCTACTGATGAGCCAGTCCACCACCGGTACAGCCACAGCGTTGCCGAGCTGTTTGTAGCGATGGCTATCAGCCTGTCCCTCAGTCCATCCATCAGGGAAGCCCTGTAGTCGCTCACACTCTGTAGGTGTCAGTCGTCTGACAGTAGATGTGAAGAGTGTCTGAAAGTTAGAAGTACGCAGCGAGAACGAGGTATCGGATACCAACGGCCCCTTACCGCCCCCAGGTTTGCCCTCTCGATCCTGCATCACCATAGGTTGATCCATATACACCACTCCCATCTTGTCCATATCTGTACCTGATCTCAGAGTCTGCGCTGTATCGCTAGTCGTCTGGTTATAGGTATCAAATGTCTGAGCTACGAATAACTGAGCATGATGGCTCTGTACTGATGGCTGATGAGCCTGTAGTGCTAGGGCTGTATCTGTAGGTGTAGCTGAGAAAGTGTCAGCCTTTGCATCCTCTCGTATCGAGTAGGCGACTGTCTCATCCTCACCCTCCTGATAGACCATCGGCATATTGTTCCCACCTGTTCCCATACGCGCCTGTAGCGTGTTGATTTTGTCATCCTGGATGCGTATGTCATCCACGCGATTGCCATAGAAAACGATGACAGTAGCTCGTGTCTCGTGTGCGTTATCAAATACATTCAAGGTAGGTACTACCCCCCCCATCGCCCATGACTCGTTATCCTCAACAGTCTGAGCCCGTCTAGTCTTGACTGCCCACAGTAGGTTCATCTATCAACACCATCTGCATCCTGCCCTTATCGGGCATCCGTTGTTCGTTCGAGGTGGCTGTCAGAGCCTGTGCCGTTGTTGATCCATCCCACCATGTCATCGTGTCATGCGCTCGCGATGCATTGAGCGATGGGCTTACTTCTCCGGTGGGGAAATCGTAGAGCTCGAAGTTTCCAGCCCTGCTACCTGCTCCAACGCTGTCTGTAGCTGAGTCGGTAGGGTCTTGCCCCTTCTTCCTGCTCGGCGGAGTATCCCCTGCGCTGCCTTCGGCGAGATCGAGTACTTCTGCAGGTGTTCTCCAGTCGTCTCCAAGACATCCGACAATGAAGATTCTGCGCCGTCTTTGGGGGACTCCGAAGTATTGAGCATCAAGCACACGCCACGCGATGCTATACCCCCTTTCAGCCAACGCCCCGATGACGACTCCCATATCCCTTCCTCCACTAGATGTGAGCAGACCAGGGACATTTTCAAGGATGAAATACCGCGCCTTCGTTTCATCAAGGAGTCTGCAGATTTCCCAGAAAAGTCCAGACCTAGCTCCTGCGAGCCCTGCTCGTTTCCCTGCCACAGACAAGTCTTGGCATGGAAATCCTCCAACGATGACTCCGTGTTGCGGAGTAAATCCTGCGCTAATGAGTTGCTCACCTGATACCTCCTGGATATCGCCTAGTATCTGACTGTTTGGGAACTGTTTGCGCAGTACACCCTGCGCGTGTTTGTCTATCTCTACTGATGCTACGACTTTGACCCCATTACGCTCTAGAACTAGATCAAAGCCTCCGATACCTGCGAACAGGGATACTGCAGTCATCTGTGTCATAACGCCTCCTCCGATGACCTAACCTAGTCCAGCCAGACCTTATATCCAGCCGTGACACGCCCCTTCTCAGGGTCTATGAAATGTAGTCGCTGTGATGGAGTAGCTGATGCTGCGAGCATGACTCCTGCGTATCTGTTATCGCTCTCTGTCGATCCTGTTTGATATACAGCTCCATGTCCGTTAGCCATCGGCCACTCAGCGTGTGTGTGATAGTGACCGACATAGACATCGCGGAACTCCCAGGGTAGAGCCCCTGATCTCCATCTATTCATATGTTGGACTATAGCCGCAGGGCTCGCGTACCCATTTCGACCTATCTCATCGCCATGTATCAGTACAGCTCGGTAGTTGCCTATCTCGACCTTCTGCCAGTCCTCTGGACACTCCTGCCATGTCAGGCGTTTCTCACCCTGTAGGAGTTGTCGGGCTAGCTCGTAGCACATCCGGTCAAAGTTGTCTGATCTCGGCACATTGTCGCGCTTCGATCCGATGCGCCCATGATTGCCCCACTCAGGTACGACTGTCACCCTCTCATAGTGGGCGAGCGCATACCGCACTACATCCACACAGAGTCTAGATACAGTCACATACTGCTCGAATAAGGTGGCATCTATCTCGAATGCCTGGGTAGGGAAGTTGAATAGTCCCTCGACCATATCTCCGCCAAAGAGGATCACACACTCTTTCACAGGATGGTCAGCTCTCTGTATCTCGGTAATGCGTACAGCTCGCTCGGCAAACTGTAGGACTCTGCGATTCATCACCTGAGAGTCATAGCTCGTGGTGCGCTTTGCCCCCTGCCAGTCGGTCATATGCCACAGGGCTACCTCGACTCTCGCCTTGCGTTTATCCACCGGCGGAGGGGTCACATTTTTGACAGGCCCATAGGTCAGCATCGCATCATAGGCAGCCTGATGGGTCGCCTCTACTAGGTCGTCTGTCTTTGTTTTCGCCTTGAGTAGCTGTTTCTGCAGTCGGAAGATAACAGATCGTAGCTCTCTCACATCAGAGGACTCGATACCCTCTGGGAGACTGTTGAGTTTGTCCTCTAGGCTCATTGTGTAGCTATCTCATATCCATGCTGTGTGTAGCCCTGTTTATCTAGCCAGGAGTCCTCATGGTCAGGAGATCGAAACAGCCGGACAGTTTTCAGAGCATCCATCATCAGAGCGACCTGATATGGGGGGACGGGGTCTATCTCTAGTAGAGCTCCCCAGATTTTGCCTATCTTTTCAAAGTTATCTACTGCATCGCCATACTCATCCTGCCGAGATGCGAGGATGTTCTCTATTTTGGACATTTGCACTCGCCCTTGCGATGGGCTCTCAGGGCATCGTTGGAGGTCTTATGTCCCTCCTGCCTGAGTGCCTTCACTATCAGGCTGAGTGGTATCTGTTTCTCCCACGCCTTATCTAGTGCTTTCTGATCCTCTTTAGATAGCGAGCTATACAGAGCCATATATGGACAGCCTGTTGATCTGCGAGCGCGACTTGCCATCGCATCTAGTGTGTCACCTAACGCCATATCCCACCTCCGCGCATACCCTAACACAGACTCTCAAGTAGTCCTTTATAGATACCGATAGGGGTCAGGTGCGTGTCTGACCCCCTCGGCGTTTCCCAATGGAGGTAGGGAAGTCTATGCCTTTTTCTTGCGTGATTTCTTTGCAAGTTTGTCGAGCTCTACATCTACTACATCAGCGATGCGCCCGAATACAGGATCAGTTTTGTCAATGCCGCGAATAGCAGGCCCAACGATGGCTGCTGCTGTTGCTAAACCGAGAGCCTTGATATCAGTCACTCCTGCGAGATATAGGCTCGTTGCTGTTAGTACGAAGTGGCGGAGTGCTGACTTGAGTGCTTGTAAGTGTTGCGGTTTCATATTTCTCCTAGTTAGGTCGAGCTACAGCCATGACTAGAGAGTAGGCGCGCTTCTTTCGATATACACCATCTCCATTTGACTGTGAGCCTCTTTTGTCTGCGGCTGTATTGCCCTCGATACACCACAGGTTCTTCTTTCCATCATTTTTGACCACGATGCCTACATGATCTGGCTGTGCATCGTCATCAAACTGAAAGAACGCGATATCCCCTGGCTGTGCCTGACCAATAGGGATGAGTCTGCCCTTCTTAGAAAACCACTTGAGCCCTGCATCGCATGATGCAAAACCCTTCTTAGTAGAGGCTGCTACTGATGCTGACTGTCCCACCTGCGTGAAACACCACGATACGAACATCGCGCACCAGGGATTGTTGTTGAGCCCATACCACTTGCCATACTTTGTGTCGTTATTTGCGCCCTCTTGGTATCCGAGTTCGCCTCTAGCTACAGATACGATATCCATGCCTACCTCTTTGTCCGTTTGGCTACGAGTAGAGCATATATCTCATCTACTCGACTCTCTAGTTTGTCTATCTTCTTCTCGATCTCAACGACTCGATCCTTCATAGATGAGCCACTATTCGGCTTGAGTTCCACGAGATAGTGCTTCACAAGAAACCGCACCGCTATAGCTAGTGAGCCTGTGATGGATGTGAAGGCAAGTATCAACCCTGCCCAGTCGTTCGCTGTCATGTGTCAGATGATAACAGTTACGCAATGATGGCTACGCCGTTGAGGATGATTTTGGATGTGGCATCTAGGACTGTAGGCGAGTTGTGATCTACGATATCTGATCCGCCGTTAGATGTAGGCGACCATAGATACATATTGGATGAGCCCTGCGCTAGTAATCCGAAGATGGTGTAGGTGTTGCCGTTGTCTGTGATATATCCAGGAGCTACAACATCGTGTGCAAAGGTAGGGAAACCTGCAGGAAGGGTGAAGTAAATCTGACCAGTCCCCCAGTTGGTGACAGTCGTACCGAGTATCTCTGCATAGGCTGTCAGCATCTTGCCCACGCGCTCGCCCTCTACTGTCACAGGTGTGCCAGTGTAGGTGATGTTGTTGTTCACAGTTTTCAGCACAGGATTGGTAGTGATGATGGTCGGAGACAGGTTGTTGTCAGCTATCTCTATGAACGCTGTGCCATTCCAGTATTTGAGCAGGTCAGCATCGGTGTCGTAGTACATATCGCCCACGCGTGGATTTGTAGGTGTGCTCGTATCAAAGTCCACATTGGGAGCTGTAAGTCTCTGCGCTGTTTCTAGCTTGCGCAGTCTCTGATCTAGGTCAGACATAATCATGCGCAGATCGAAGGGCTGATTGATATATGCCATGAGTCCTCAGTTCGTAGTCGTAGTCAGGGTCAGGGTCACGCGCTCTGGCCCATCCTCACCTGGCTGTACTGATAGTCCGACTATGCGGTAGATAGCATCTAGTGTCCCAGGGAATCGCTCATCTTGGATGACGAGTCGAGCATCATCACCTATCTGATAGTCACCTAGCTGAGGTGTGGCATATGCCGGTACTACTATCTTGATGGTCGTAGGCGGATAGGCGACTGCGAGTACCTGACCGGTAGCGAGCTCCTGTAGGTAGGTCGCATCTGTGACATCTGAGTAGTTAGCCTGTTCCTCTAGCAACGGCCACCCATCGGCCAAGAGGGTCGTATCCTGCGCAGTCTCTATCAGCTTGCCCTCGTTCGATCCTGCGCCGAGCGCATAGACAGTATTGGCTGCTATAGCTCCATCTTCTGGGTACTCATACTCCACGATGTTCCCTGCAGGGAACTCGAATACGAGAGCCTCTGGGTCAGTCGGATCATAGACAGTACCTGTGCGCGGATAGCCGAGGATTAGAGTCTTGAGTGGCTCGTTTGTGATGGGGTCATAGGACACCTGGATGTTGAAATCAAAGCCATCCTCACCTCTAGAGAGGTCTTGGATAGCGTTATAGACACCCTTGAGCTCGTAGTCGTAGTAGGTACGAGAGAGCAGTACGCCCGATGTTTCTGTCCCTACGATGACTCCGATATCGCCCTCCGGTGGAGTCTGCGCGGTATTCATGATGGTACGAGCTATGACTAGCTGGTCTATGTTGGTGAAATCTATAGTGGTGGTGATGCGCCTACGCTCGAAGTAGGACTCGAACTCTCTAGCCATGAGATTGAGTGTCTGATCCGCGCTGTTATATGTACGCCCCCAGATGACTCCGCCCCATATCAGGATGCCGTTTCGATCTACATACAGACCGGTACGACCAGGGATAGTCGAGGCATTGACATTGAACTCGGCAGTAGCCATGCCTGAGAGCAGTAGATGACCCTGTAGTGCTCCAGCCTGATTGAGCTGTTGCGTGAACGAGACTCCTGTGAGAGGTAGCTCCGCGAGGATGTCATTGGTCAGTAGATCGGCAAAGAGATACCGATAGGTAGTAGTCATTGCCGACCTTCCTAACTATGCGCTAGCTATAGCGTTGGCTTCTTCTTCGGTCAAACCTAATGCGGTCAGTTTAGCAAGAGCAGATGCTTTGGCTTCGGCTTTGGCTTCTATTTCTGCTTGGAACTTAGCCCAACGCTCAGCACTTTCTATTGCCATGCGTTCTCTATCTGCGATTTCTTCTTCCGTCAAAGGCTCAATGGTGATTTCGCCCGTTTCGCAGTTCATAATCTGCTTAGTCAGTACCTCGGTCATTTTTTTCCTTTCATAGTCCGTAGAGGGAGAAAGTTGATCCTGCGTAGATAGCGTTGGAAGCACCTAGTTCTGGAAATAACTCAATCCTATTTATAGCTGCGGTGTTATTCCATTTGGCGTGTTGTGACCAATAGTAGGAAGTTGTAGCCGAACCACTATCTGAAAAGTTCAATGCCATTGGCAGTTTCGCTAGGTTAGTTTGCGCATAGTTTGGAATCATGAGTATCGAGTTGCCATATTCGCCACTCACGGAAGTATCAGTAGTAGCACCTGGGCCGACATATCCTGGCGTGTCTGTTCCAGGCGCACTACTCGTAGTCGCTATCAAACGGAGACTTCCATAGTTTGTATTGCTTGATGTATCGGTATTGAACCGCGCATATAACACTTCAATGCTCGCACCTGTGCGGTTAGTGCGCGCATAGAGAAACAACATCAAGTTTTGATAGGTGCTTGGGATAGAGCTAAAAACGACTGTGGACTGATTTGATCCAAGTGTTTGTGTTTGTATTAGTTTCATAGTAGCACCTCAGAATCCGTACACCGAAATAGTAGTTGTCGTTGTGAAATTGAAAGTGCTATAAATATAAAGTGAGGTGATAGCAGATGTAATGTCCAAATAACCACCACCATAAAGAATTTCTTGATTTCCAGTTCTATTACCTGAATTGATTTGCGCGTTTTTCTTTTTATCACCGCGATAATCAAAGAAAAACATTTCAAAATCCCATTCGTTTAGACTGCCGACTTTCCAACCCACAGCCTGTAGAGCGTTAGCAAGACCACCCTCAGCAGTAGTTCCTTGACCTACTGAAGCGGAAGCAAAGTTCTGAAAATAATTTTGAGAAACTGAATTATCATTTGGGCGTACATAAATAGTTCCTGTTCCTGTTAGAGAACCAGTTCCTACTACATAAAGATGTGTGTATGCGCCAAGTGAAGTAAAACTTATTACCGCAGAACTGCCTGTACCGTTTTGAGTTCCTATTAGTTTCATATTAGCCCTTTATTCCGTAAAGCCACGCTTGGCAGTTTGCCGCCCATACATAACTAGACGCTTCTGTGAACATAGAGATTTTTGTAATAGCCGATGTGTTATTCCAAAATACAGAAAAATGATCCGCGTGAGCATCATTACTTGTAGAACTTACTGCCCTGACTCCGCATAACTTTTTATAGGAAGTATTCGCGTAGTCATAAATATCTATGACATTTACGCCAAACATGCTTTGTGCGCTTCGTGTGCCTAGACCAAAACTATTGTTTGCCGCTTCGCGGAATGAAGAACCATTTGAACCAACTACATTTAGAAATTGAAATCCGCCGTTATAGTAGTTTCCGCTTGTTGTGTCGTTGTTGAAAGCGACTTTACAAC